AAAAAAGTAAAAAAAAAAAGTAAAAAAAAAGTAAAAAAAAAGTAAAATTTAAAGTAAAATTTAAAGTAAAATTTAAAGTAAAATTTATTATATTACTTAATTATATAGTAAATGGTTCAATATATTTGTAAGATTTGTTTAAAAGAATTCAAAGAAAAGATTGATTATACACGACATTTAAATAGAAAGTATAAATGTAAAGAAAAAAATATAAGTAATTCAAGTCGTGCTAAAAACCGACACGATCGTGTCAAAAATCGGCACAAATACTATAGAAATAGAAAATAATAATACTTGTACTTTTGTAATAGAAAATAGAAAAGGAAATATGAACTTAATAGACATCTAAAAAATTGTAAAATTAAAATAGACAGTGAATTAAAAGAAGAGTTGTTAACTTTGTTAATCAAGGAAAATGATAAGAATGAAGAAGCAAAACAACACACAAATTGAGCAACAAAACTTATATCTTAAGCATAAAATAGAATTATTACAAGGACAATTAAAAATTAAAATTAAAACAATAAATTCACATAATAATATTAATAGTAATAGTAATCAAACTATTAATATTTTAGCTTATAATAAAACTGACATGTCGCATATAACTGACAAAGATTTTGAAAGAATAATACGAAGATGTAATATGTGAATAAAAATAAAAATAAATTTTAATTTTATTTTTCTGTTTATTTATTTTTATAAAAATAAATAAATTCCTAAACTTATTGAAAAAACACATTATGACCCTGAAAAACTAGAAAATAAAAATATATTTATTAGTAATTTAAGAGACAAGTATGTTATGTCATGGAACTGTAAAAGATGGTATGTAAAAAATAGAGATGAAGCTTTAGATCATATGTTTGACAATGGAACATGTGTATTAGAAGACAAGATAGAAACTTGGGAAGAAAACAAGTATCAGTATGATCCTATTGTGGTAAGTTTTATAAATTTTTAGATAATAAAGAAAAAAATGAGGTCTATAATAAGATTAAGGAATAAATAAAATTAAAACTTTATAAGTTTAAGAAATAAAGAAGATATAAAAAAGATACAAGTTTAAAAGTTTACAAGTTACACGTTTAAATATTATAAATAAAAATATTCCAATACCAAGTTTTGATTTAAAAACATATTATAGTTTATTACATGATATATTAATAAAAAACAAAATGAATTCAAAAGATTATTGTCCATTATTTAATTATTTAAATAATGATATATTATTAGATTATTTAAAACCAATTAGAAATAATTTTTATATAAATGGTACTGATCCACAACCTGGTAATTATAAATTGAGTGTAATATTAAATGAATATTTTATTATATATTATCTTTATATACTTTAACTTTTATAGTAAGATCTTTAAATTCAGAACGAAAAAAATTCATAATTTCACTTCTTGATATGATTATACCAGAATCTGGGTTATAATATTTTTTAGCAATATCGATTATTTTTGTAGGTAGTCCTAAAGTTTCTAAAACACATAATATACAATCGTTTTTTCTGAAGGATTATATTTCCATATATCTAATTCACACTCGATATTAACGAATTTAGCCAATGGTATTTGAATACACCTTTTAAATTAATAACATTATTAAATTAATTTTGAGAATCTAAATATTTTTTTTTTATATTAAACCAAGAATAATAATCCGTAGTTAAAAAAAAAAATTCAATTATATGGTGATATAATTTTTTATATATAATCATATGAAAAAGACATGTAATAATTACTTTATTATGAAAAGTTTTTAGATAATAAATTAAAATTAACAGAGTATGAAGTCATTCAACAAGGAAGTATCAAAAAGTCATCGAATGGTATGTGTCCTATTCATTCCCTTCTTTCACCGGATCATTTTCATTTATCTCTGCCGCATACTTATATAACAACCGTCTTAACAATAGTACCAGGTATCGAGATGAAATTTGCTGGGGGAACTCACCGACTTTCTCATTGAATTCCTTAAGCACCTCATCATCTAATAATACACACCCCACCATCTGATCGGGTATGTTCTCATGTTTCTTTATAAAAGAAAATAAATTGCGAATGCTTTCTTCATGTTTCTTCCTATCATCTGAGGACTTGGGTGAGATGAATGACATGTTCTATTAAATGTTTGAGATTAGTTATGTAGTTATTTGAAATTAAATATTAATAGAGTATATTATAATTTTTTTTTTCAATTTTATTATACACTGATAATATTAAAAAAAAAGCTTGAAATATTTCAAGTATATATATATATATATATATATATATATATATATATGTTATAATATATATATAATAATTATTTAAAAGAATTTAAAAAAAAAAATTTAATAAAAGGAGTAATTATATATTACCTTTATATATATATATATATGAGAATAATACATGTAATATTACCTTTATTATTGCAGTTTTTAGATAAAAAAATAAAAATGTAGTTTCAAGTCATTCAAACTCTATCGTATTGATAACCAATAACTCAATGGCAATTTCGTCTCTATGTTCCTTCTGGATGCATTTCTTTTCTTCCTTCTGGATGCCTTATTTTTAGGTGCCTTCATTTCAGGTTCCTTCTTTTCAGGTTCCTTCTTTTCAGGTTCCTTCTTTTCAGGTTCCTTCTTTTCAGGTTCCTTCTTTTCCGGTTCCTTCATTTCAGGTTCCTTCTTTTCAGGTTCCTTCATTTCGAATACTGTCCACCCTTCAGATATCTTCTTCAAAACATTCAATAAATCGTCAGGTAAGACATCCGGAAATCCGTTCAACAAATCATCAAATAAGGCGAAAAAGTCATCTACAGTGTTGTACTCGTCAAAAACAGACATCACTATAGGAGTGATTATTATACAACCACCGAATAATTCTCTTGTCTGGAGGACTCCAGTCTTATAATATTCATCTAGTGTACGGATCTTCAATTCCAATCTCCGTAACTTCGCATGCAATAACTCATTTAGTTTTTTGTATGGTTTCATATGATCCTTTAACCTGGCAATTTGCTCGGTGATATTCTTCCATCCGATTAATACATCAGAATCCTTCTTTTTATTCTTTTCCCATAATTTATATTTAGAGAACACACGATTCTCCTTCTTACAAAGGGTATCGAGTGTGTCGAACATAGGGTCAATTGTGTTACCTCCAACGTTAAGGACACCTATGTAAAATATGAATTGTTTTACATACATTTGTAGTCTCATGTCAATACATAATTTTTTAAATCTTAAATATTGATCTGGGATGATACGACTTGACATATTTACGAGTTAAAATAATAAATGCTTTATATATTATGTTTGAATGAAATTTAATAATTAAAGTATTATATGATAATATTATTCAATTTTTTTATTTATTATACACCAATAATATTAAAAATAATCTTAACTATATATATGATAAATTATCAATATAATAATTATTTAAAAGAATTTAATAAAAGGAATTTAATAAAAAGTATAATTATATATTACCTTTATATATAATCATATGAAGAATACATGTAATAATTACTTTCTTATGAAAAGTTTTTAGATAAAAAAATAAAAATTAAAAGAAGTTACAGAGTATGAAGTCATTCAACTAAACAATATTTAGAAAATCTCTCCTCAACATTTTTTCGTCATCCTTTTTCTTATCCTTTTCCCCCTTCATACTTGACCTCTTGTAATCTTATTTTATTGTAACTCTCTCTCTCTCTCATTTCTTTTAACTGGTTTGTAGTATCGGAGTACAATACGATATACTCCTCTGCTTCCTTTTGTGCCTTCTCCGCTTCTCCTGATGCTCCATTTTTTTTATAATTTTCACAAGCACTTTCAAAATGGTCGATTGCCTACCGTAGTATGCCTTGTGTTACGAGTAACTCTCTTTCAAACATATTCCCCAATTGGGTTTTTTCGTCTTCCAATTGAACTCTCTCATGTCTTTTCAACGCAATTAATTACCGTACCTCCTTCAGTTTCGAACACAAGTTGTCTAAAATCGACGTTTGGATACGCTGATCGAATCCATCCAAAAATTTCTGAACTGTCTTAAAAAATTCCTGGATTTCTATAGTACATTTTCTTTCTTGATTGCACAAATCAAAAATTATCACATCGCACTCTTTGATTTTACAATCTTTGCCAATTATCTCTGTAGACAGATTTTTATCTACCATGATTTATATACGTTTCAAATTGTTATTTTAAATTAGTTATTAATAAAGTATATTATATTTCTTTTTTTTTTAATTTTTTTATTTATTATACACTGATAATATTAAAAAAAAAAAGATTGAAAAGATTATTTTTTAATATATTATACTATATATATTTTAAGAACATCATTCTATATTTTCTTTATCTTTATTTGCATTACAATGTAAACCATTACATACAATTACCAGGTAATTGTTTATTATATTCTTATGAATTGCCTAATTGTAGTGATACACAACTGCCTAATTTTTATTAATTCTTTATTTTTATATTTACTAATTTTATTTACTTGATTATTAATTTTATTTACTTGATTAAGAAAGATTATATTAAAGAAAGATTATATTAAAGAAAGATTAGCTATTTATTTTCAAGTTTAATTTTACCATTTTTATCAAAAATAAAATGTTTTTTACCATTTTTTTTAACACCATTATTATTAGTAGTCCATTTAGAATAAACTTCTTTTTCACCATTATTATTAGTGGTAGATGAAGAATATGAACTAGAGTGAAAATATGATTTATTATTATTTGATATATTTGGTATTTTAAAATTATTCATAGTTTTATTCATATCTAAAAATGAATTATTAAAATTACTATTAAAATTACTATTAAAATTAAATAATGAATTATTAAAATTATCATTAAAATTATCATTAAAATTATTATTAAAATTATTATTAAAATTATCATTAAAATTATCATTAAAATTATTATTAAAATCATAATCTATAATACTATTATTTGATTGTTTTTTTTTTTCATATACAATTAATTGTTTTTCATAATCTTGTCTCTTAAAATAACTAGTTAATATTTCATAAGCTTCTTTAATTTCATTAAATTGTTGTGAATTAAATTCAACATTTTGTAATTTTATTTTTGTTTTTTTCTTTATTTCAGTTGTATCGTCATTTCTATGAACTCCTAATATTTTATAATAATTTTTCATTTATATATAATATATAAATGAAAAAAAATATTTATTTTTTCTTACTTTATTTTTTTTAAATGATTATATATTTTATTATAATCATCATTCTTATTATAAGGATTTATAGTTGTAACTGTTTTAATATTTGCAGCTATTACTATATTACCATATTTATTAATTTGCTCACAAAAATAATGATGCTCACATACAGTATTGTCCCATTTAACATCATTATATATCACTGTTTTTATTAAAGCAAAACCTCCAAAAGCAGATTTTACATTGTTAACTTTATTATCAATTAAAAATTTATTATTAATCTTTATATTATTTATTTTTCTATAATGAATACATCTTTTACACGTATTAAATAAACAAGTATTTAAATTATCTTTATATGTAATATTATCTTTTGTTATAACGGCTAAACTATCATAATAATGATAATCTTTATTATTAACATAATTTTTCCAACATATACAATATGGTGTTACCATAACTATATTATCTTTATTTATAATATTTAACATTTGATATATTGTATTTTCAGTAAAAACAACATCCGAATCTAATAATAAAACATAATCAGAATATAATATTTTATGATGTTGTTTTAAATTATTTCTTAACATACACATATAATTACCTCTTTCATTAGAAATACCAGAATGATTTTCTGATTTAAATTTATTTTCATCATAAAAATTAATGAGTGTTGTTTTGTTAAATCAGTTGAATTATTTTCATAAATATAATATTGAAAATTTATTTTTTATTCTACTTCATATTTTGAAAATATAAATTCTAAATATTTTAAATAATCATTATTATTTTTTAATAATAAAATAACACTAATATTTATCATATATTAATAATAAAAGAAAAAATAAATTTAAATAATATAATATTAAATACAATGATTATTTAAATTAGTAGTAGTATGTAAATTTATATTATCAAAAAATCTGTAACTAAATCTTCTATTATATATATCTCTATCATATTTACTATCATGTAATTTTTTAGCATCTATATTGTGTTTACAATCATTTAATTTTTCATTAATGATACAATCATCATCACTAATATTACAATATTGAGACATATTACAATTAGCTTTATTATTATTTAATTTTTCAAAAGTACATTTTGATCTACATGTATAATTCTCATACTTTTTATTATTTAAACAAAATATTATTAATGTTATTATTAATAAAAAAATAAATTCACTTCTCATAATATATATATATATATATTATAAAAAAAAATATATTGGTGAAAATTATTAATATCATTACTAAATAAATTTAATTTATGAAAAAGATTTAAAAACAAGAAAGGTCATATAAAAATTACGAACCAGATAAGGATAGAATAAGTTTGAAAAATATATTTGGATTAGATATTTGGATACTTGGTTAAAAATATTTCAAGAAAGAAGTGTAGATGAATAAATATGTTTCTGAAACTGAATCAAATGAATTAAAATATGATAATTTGATAAAAAATTATTATAAAAATTATATTGAAAAAGATTTATTAAAAATAGTTAATTAGGAGAATAGTTAATCATTATAATTTTCATCATATATAAATTCAGAATTATCTAAATCACTTTTATTGATTAATTCAAAATATAAAATATAACCTTGTTTTAATTCATTTTTTATTTGTTCAATATTCATCTTGTTAACAGTTTTATCGTTACACTTATACCATTGATTTTTAAAATAAATCAATGAATAATAATGACCACTTTCTACATCACCGGAATGTTGATTTATAGCATATAATCTATATACTTTATCTTTAAATTTTTGATTAAATACATACTCTTCTAAATCTTCTGATGAATTATTAATTAAATATTTCTCAAACTTGGTATAATTATTAAACTTGTTTAATTCAAACGTTATATTATTATCATTTACAACTATAAAATCATCATAATTTATATTTTCTTGTATTTTGTATTCAATATATTTATGATTATCAAAACGAACAGCAAAACGTTCTAATGTAATAATTAATATTTTTGGAAAATCAATAATTATTTTATTTATTATTTTTTGTTCATTTTGATACTCACAAATATATTTATTAAATAAATTACTAAAATTATTTGATTCCTCCAAATATATCTTTATAATATTTTCATAATAACTATGATAACTATATTTTTTTTTTGCTTCATTATACTCTATAAATAAGCTAGTAAATAATGATTTAAATGATAAATCAAATATTACTTGTTGATTTTTAATATTTAAAAAATCTTTTATTAGATTTTTATTATTAGGATCTCCAAAAGATTTAAATAATTTAATTTTGTCAACTATTTTTTTATTATCTTCTATATTATCTATTAAAAATTTATTATTACTTTCATTATCCTTTAAAAAATTATTTACTATTTTAATATGCTCTATATTTTCATTATGATTTATATAACCACCACTAATATTTTTTCTTTCATGTATATAATAAGTTGATACAGCTGTTCTTTTATGTATATATATGAAAAATGTATATAGAACTTCGGATGCATCTTGTTGTTTACCTGGGTTTCCACCACCTATTTCTGTTTGTATATTATTAATTATTTGATTAATAATATTACATTTAAAATTATTATTTAATATATCAATATTTTTATTATGTAATAATTCAAATAAATTTAAAATTAAGTATGTTACTTTTACAAATGAATCATTTTTTGTTAATTTAAATTCATCTCCGTATTTTTCAGTATCATTATATTTACTATAATAATTATATATTATATTTATATAATCATTCATAAAATAAGGATTATTAATAATACATTGTAGGGATGAATTTATCCAACAAGTAGTAGCATCTAAATTAATTATACCTTTTGGTTTATCTATGCTATTATAAATATTAATTAATTTTTTTAAATTATATCTATGTATTATAAAATTAACTTTATAAGTATCATATTTATTTTTAATAATATTACTATTTATATATAAATTTTTTTTATCTAATATATTATTATTAGCTTCTTTTAAATTATAAGTTTTATTATCAATTAATTCTGTTTTTTCAATTAAATAAATTTCTTCTTTATCTTTATCGATA